TCAAGGGAGTGGAGGTAACAACGGAACACTCACTAACGGACCAACATTTTCAACAACAGTACCATGAGAAACTATGTAATTATTGATGCATCGGAAGTTAGTTCCGTAAATTTTAATCAAGTGCTTGAGACAAGTGCCGAAACTCTTAGATACTCGCTAGACGGGTCGCAGACTTTTGTAAAGTTCGAGGGTGACACACCTAGCTTTCTTGAGGGTAAGACTGCCTATGATCGTTCGGAGATGTTGACAATCTTAGCGAATGAAGAGTGGTCTTCTGACGATCCTATTTAAGAGTTATGCACGAGACAGCACAAGGGTTATATTCGTCGTTGGAGAACCAGCGGTGGTCGTTCTTAGACAGAGGTCGTCAGTCATCTGAGTTAACTCTTCCATACGTATTACCACCTGACGGACACAACTACGCAACCAAGTACTACACACCGTACCAAGGCATCGGAGCTAGAGGAGTACTGAACCTAGCATCGAAGTTGTTGTTAGCTTTATTACCGCCCAATGCTCCGTTCTTTCGTTTGGTCATAGATCGCTACGAGCTGGATAAAGCAAAAGCTGAACTAGGACCTGAAGGAGCGGAGCAACTACGCAGTGATTTAGAGAAAGCATTAGCTGATGTTGAGCGTAGTGTGTCACAGGAAGTAGAAGTACAGAACTTTAGGAACGGTATATTCCAAGCGTTAAAGAACTTGTTAATTACAGGTAACGCTTTGTTATATCTGCCGGACGAAGGAGGAATGAGAACATTCAAGTTGGATCGTTACGTTGTTAAGCGTGATCCAATGGGTAACGTTACTCACATAGCAGTAAAAGAAACAGTGTCACCGATGATGCTTCCTGAGAGTGTAAGAGAGGAAGTATACAGACAAGAGAAAGAAAACACCTGTGACTTATATACTGCCGTCGTTCGTGAAGATGATGAATTTAAAGTGTATCAAGACGTCAAGGGTATGCTTATCGAGGAAAGCGTCGGACGTTATCCAATAGAAAAGTCCCCGTGGCTACCCTTGCGTTATACACAAATTGATGGAGAAGACTACGGACGTGGGTTTGTTGAAGAGTACATCGGAGACATTCGTTCGTTGGAGTCATTGACCAAAGCTATAGTCGAAGCCAGTGCAGCTGCTGCTAAAGTATTGTTCATGGTTAATCCTAACGGTACAACACGAGCACGTACACTGGCAGAAGCTCCTAACGGTGCTATCGTACAAGGCAGTGAAGGTGACGTCTCCGTCTTACAACTTAATAAGTTCAACGATCTACGTACTGCACAGACTACAATGGCTGGTATAACGGATCGTTTGTCACAAGCATTTCTTCTGACATCAGGGGTTGTTAGGGATGCCGAGAGAGTGACTGCCGAGGAGATACGGATGTTAAGTCAAGAGCTTGAATCTGCCCTCGGTGGTCTCTACTCTTTGTTGGCACAGGAACTACAACTACCTATCGTCAGTCGTCTGATGGATCGTATGTCCAAGGATAAACGTTTACCTAAACTTCCAAAGGACATTGTTAAACCTACTATTGTTACCGGGGTGGAAGCACTTGGTCGTGGTAATGACTTGAATCGTCTTGATATGTTTCTTGCAGGAGCTAATCAGATCGTTGGTCCTCAAGCAGTCAATCAATACCTCAATGTCAGTGACTACTTCAAGCGTCGTGCTACTGCTCTTGGTATAGAAACGGAAGGACTAATCAAGACGGAAGAAGAGATTCAACAAGCTATGCAACAAGCTCAGATGTTAGAGATGGCACAGAAACTAGGTACACCTGCTATCAACGCAGCACAGGAGCAGTACATGGCAGCACAAGAACAAGAACAACCACAAACAGAATAACCTATCATGGCAGAACTACACCGAGTAGAAATTAACGAAAAAGCACCGAGTGAGATCGAACCCGAAGAGAAGCAACAAGCTGACGAAACGGCTGAGACTCCTGAAGTACAACAACAAGAAGAACAGCAGCAAGAAGACCGTCCTGAATGGTTACCTGAGAAGTTCAAGTCAGCGGAAGACATGGCGAACGCTTATAGTGAGCTTGAAAAGAAACTCGGACAACCACAACAAGAAGAAGAACAACAAACGGAAGAACCACAACAGAACGATGAAAACAAAGAAGCAGAAAGCTCTGATTATAATCAGGCTGTTATGGAAGCTAGTCAGGAGTTCTTTCAAAATGACGGTCAACTGTCTGAAGAAACTTATCAAAAGCTTGAAGGGATAGGACTGCCACGTGATCTCGTCGATAGTTACGCAGCTGGTCAACAAGCTCTCATGCAAACAGAAGAGTCGGAAATCAAAGGAGTTGCAGGTGGTGATTACGACGCAATGGCTGAATGGGCAAACGAACACTTACCATCCGAAGAGATCGATGCCTTTGACGAAGCTGTTACGTCGGGGTCAGTACAACAAGCGAAGTTAGCAGTACAAGGACTACACGCACGTTATCAGAATGCTACAGGTAGCCGACCAAAGACTTTAGTACAAGGTGCAGTAAACGGTACATCTACTATGCCGTTCAAAAGTATGCAGGAGTTAGCACGAGCACAAGCTGACCCACGTTATCGTAGTGGTGACAAAGCATATCACGAAGAGATTGACAGACGACTTGCAGTGAGTAATATCTAGTTTCGTTATTCATAATGTGTACCGCCTTGGGCGTTCGTATTGGGGTGCTTCCTTTATGGTTTTTGGAAGTTATGCGAAAGGCTCAAGGCGGTTTTTCTTTGCTTAGATAGTCGTTCGTTACTATGATTAAAGACATGGCAGCAGAATTAGGAGAAAGCACACAAGTCAAAGCCAACCTAGCATTCATGGCGAAAGTCATAGCTATTGTTGGTACGGCAGTATGGGGGTACAGTGTTATATGGAACAAACTAACTACACTGGATAACGGACTGGATCGGGTACAGCACGAAGGTACACTATTAGGTGACTTATCTGCACGAATGATGCACATTGAGAAGTTTGCAGAACAAGCTAAAAGCGACTTAGACCATTTGGTAGAGATGCAAGATATGCCGATAACCTCTGACCATCAACAGTTTGAGAGAATAAAGTACTTGGAAAAAGAACTAGATAGACTGAGAGATAAAGTAGAAGGGGTGAAATGAAATGGGAGAACTGCTTATGTTGTTCATTACGGGCGGGGGTAGCACGGCTATGGGTGCTATTCTCAAGGGTGTTTTTGGGTACGTATTTGAAGCTCGTCAGCAAAAGCACGATATTGAAATGGCGAGAGAAGCTCGTGCAAACGATAATTTTCTTAGACTCCAAGCTGAGCTTGCTAAAGCAGGTACTTCTGAGTTTGTTTCTAATACTCGTCGTTGTCTTGCTATTATCGGGGTGTCTACGCTCTGTGCGTGTATCGTCCTCTGCACCCTATATCCACACGCAGAAATCCTTACAGTCACCAACGCAGACGGAGAAGGATACAACGAGTTCCTCTTTGGACTCTTCAAGTGGCAAGCTGCTCAAAAGCCGATCGTTATTTCTTCTGGACACATCAGCCTTATGGGATGCACAGTAATTCTGCCTTGTATCTTAGGTTTCTATTTCGGTCCTTCTGGCAGAAGAGGTTGACAGTCAAGGATATTTTGATTTTAATTAAGGATATTTATATAGACGATTACGACAATTAGTCCTCGACCTACTGCGGTAGACAATCCTGTGAACGAACGAAGTGAAAGTCAAACAACCACAACTAATAATAATAACATACGTAATATAGGAGATAATATATCATGGCTAATGGAGATACATCCCCCTCACGTGTAGGACAGATTAATGGTGCTGGTGACGTAGATGCTTTGTTTCTTAAAAAGTTTAGCGGAGAGATTCTGCAAACCTTCGAAGAAAACAACGTCTTCAAAGCTCTTCACACTGTTCGCACAATCGAAAACGGTAAGTCTGCTCAGTTCCCTGTAACTGGTGTTGCTTCCGCTTCATATCACACACCCGGTGAAAACATCGCTGACGCTGGAAACAGTTACCTCAGTGACATCAACAAGGCAGAGAAAGTCATCACTATCGATAAGATGCTTTTGGCTTCTACTTTCTTGTCAAACATCGACGACGTAAAGAACCACTACGACATTCGTTCAGTATACGCTAACGAGTTGGGTAAGGCTCTTGCTGTCCGTTTTGACACTGCTCTTGCTAAAGTGTTCATCGCTGCTGCTCGTTCTGCTGCTGCCGTAACTGGTGGTAAAACTGGTGGTATCTTGGACGTTTCTGCTAATGCAATGGGTGACGTAAGTGACTCAGAAGACGACGCTGACAACAGTGATCCAACAGGTGCAGAATTAACAGCTGCTCTCTTTACCGCAGCTCAGAAGCTCGACGAAAACGACGTTCCTAGCGATGGTCGTTTCGCAGTTCTTCGTCCTCAAGAGTACTACAAACTTATCACTGGTGGTGCTGGAACTCTTGCTATCTCTACTTCCGCAGTCAACAAAGACGTTGGAGGTTTAGGAAGCATCGCTTCAGGATCAATCCCACAAGTAGCTGGTATCACGATCTACAAATCCAATCACATCCCATCGACTGACTTGTCAGCTGTTTCTACTGGAGACGGAGCTGCAAGCAATGACGTGTTTGGTGCTAGTGGTGTTGGATACAATGGTAACTTCACTAATACTCTTGGTGTTGTTTCTCATTCCGCTGCTGTTGGAACAGTTAAACTTCTCGACTTGGCTACTGAATCTGAGTACCAAATCGAACGTCAAGGTACGCTTTTTGTTGCTAAGTACGCTATGGGTCACGGAGTTCTCCGTCCTGAGTGTGCTATCGAACTTCAGAAGTAACCACTCTC